CGATGCACTGGCCGAGTTCGAAAGTCTGCACTGGATATACCTGTACGAGTCAGGCCCGCCCGGTAGGGTTCGGCAGCATGGCGTGGTGTGGGCGTTCGTCGGGCGGCACAACCATCGCTGGGCCAGGGCGTCGAACATCCCATCGCCGCCTAGCGAGGCTATCCGGGCCGAGGCTATCCGGCGTCATCTACCACCGCATCGGGCCGATATGAAAGCGCATGAAATGAGCTTCGAGAAGTTCGAGAGTCTGCACGGCCACAACGGCAGCAAGGACGCATGGAGCCGTATGAATCCTGAGCTGTGCGAGCAGGTAGGGCGCAAGGCCAGGCGACAGGAAGGATGGACACCGCCGGAGTAGCTAATGACTTAGCCCCCGGCGCGATGCCGAGGGCTAGTGGTCTTTGACAGGTGAATATAGGTACTAGGCGGCGTGGTAGTCCTGCATGACTACGCCAGCAGTCTCGTCGCCCACAACGGCAAGGCACTTGCAGGTCGAGCACCGCGTATCTAGCCACGGGTCGCCGCCGATGTGATAATCGGGGCTGTGCGGAGCAGAACGAGCAGGCCCCACTTCATCGCCGCCGTTGTCGTTAGCAATCTGGCGAGCTTTGGCGGAGGTCTCGGCGTAAACAACAAAGCCGAATGCCTTGTCGTACCACGGTGTCCACGGGTCGCGTTCGGGCCTCTGGTTTTCCGGTCTTGGGCGCAGCAGCCATAGTTTCATTAGTCCTCATCCTCCGGCACAAAGGACAGAAGCTCACGATACTCGTGCTCAAGATAGGTGAGGCCCACGAGCATGGCCTGACGCGCAGCCTCCGGCAACGAGGTTGAGTGCGGTAGCTGGCTGCGCTCGCGGTGCATCTTGTAAGCGCGTAGGCGGCGGCTTAGCTCGCCACGCATGCGCAGGTTGTAGATCATCATGGGGCTAGTCCTTTCCTGTTGCGAGGGCGATGGCGGCGCGGGCAGCGCGGTTGATTTCAACAAGTCGCCGCTCAAGGCTCTCGACATTCCCGCCCGCCGCATTGACATAACAATGTGCTCCGGGCTCAGTAATGCAACCGGCCAAAGCCTCCAGCAACTCAGGCGCGGCGGCTATGAGGGCGGCGTGCTCTTTCCTGACGCGCCCGACGTAGTGCTCCGGGCTGCACCAGTCCGGGCCAACCGTGCTAGATATGGAGACGTTGCCGTCAATGTCCGACAGCTTAAACCACTGTGCGTGTTTGTGCTTGTCCATTGTCCACCCCTTCCGGGCCTACAGGCCCAACGCTGCGTCTTGAGCATCGAACAGGAACGCCAACACGAGCAGTACGGCTAGAGCGACAAGAGCCCATCGCGGGTCAGTGGCGGGTGTGCCCCAGTGGACGCTCATGTAGATACCACCGGGCTGTAGCGATCGATCGTGTTGAGGACGGTGCATGAACGCTCTACGAGCCTCTGCCCGGCAGCTACCACCGAGTCAGGGGCTGAGTGATTGTAGAGCCACTCGTGGACGAGCAGGGCGTCGTCAAGCTGCTCGTAGGACTGTGCTGCTACGTCAGCGATGATGTCATCTGGCGCATGGAGCATCGGGCTAGGTGACGTGGTGGCGGTCGAGTCCTGCATCTTACTCCCCCTCGTTTGTGGGCTCGAAAGCCCGGTTACTTTGATTCGTGACCGCGAGCCCATGCCCTAGCGCGCATAGGGTCACGGTACGGGTTGGGGTCGGCGGGGCTGGCATGCGCACCGAGTGTGTAGGCGCGTGCAAATGCAGGGTCTTGATTCCACGGGTAGGGCACGGCTCGGTCAGACGGCGCTTCCCCAACATAACCCGCGTCAAGACACGGGCACGGGTCTGAGTCACGAAGATTCTTCACAGCGCTTCCCCCTTGCTGAAGACACTCAAAACCACTTCTAATGCACAGTGTCAGTCTATTCGATTCTAGAGTACCTGTCAACATAAATCGTGCGGGTCATGTAGATTTATAGAGTGCATACAATGGGCCAAACTACAGCGTATGTCAGCCCTATTTTGGGCCCGCCGCGCAATCGTAAGAACAAGAGAAACAGCGGGTTAGGATGAGGGTTGGGACCAGAGGCTTGGGGGCTAGACTTGGTAGGCTAGGCTTGAAAGATTGGGTTGGGACCTGTCTCAGTCTCTATCTCTACACTACTAATAGCCCTAGCCAATAGCTGAGCCACGTTCACTAGGCCCATACGGGAGGGAGGATGCTGCATGATTGATTGGTCTTTCACCTATCCACAGCCCGCTGTTTGGTCCCTCGGAGGCAGTATTGCCGGAGAGGGACTCATGCAGACAGAGCCTTTGGTCATTGCTCCATGCTCTAAGGGCCGTGGGTACATGGGCTAGTGGCTTATGGGCTAGTGGTTTAGCGTGCAACGGGTATGGGCAATGGAACGATGCATCGGGCTAGGAGTGTGTGAAGTAATCAGTTACTTAGGCAAGGAGGGACTATTGGCCCGCATCACCGCTACCATACAGGCCCCGCGCTTTGCTGGCATGAGGGCTTATATCCATGCCCTGGCCTCGAAGCATGGCTGTCGCTTGGAGATTGACGTGGACAGGGGGCTATGGTTTGAGACGATTTACTACACAGTTGACGGCGACTCGGCCCGCTCGTTTCAGGCCGAATTGGTGCGGGCCGTGACCGAGTTCACTGCTTAACCGGGCCCCATGGCCCATAGCGTAGGGAGGTTGTATGCAGAAGCAGGCGCAGTACACGGTTAGGCGCATAGACGGGACGCCTACCGGGCCGTCGAAGTCGGTTGGGAATGAGCGCACTTTCGCTTACAGCGCTGGCGACACGTTTGGCATCTGCTGGTATGAGTTTTGCCCTCACGAACAGAAGCCCTTGGTTGGCATGAAGCCGGGCGATAAGCGTGTGGTGACGTTGACGTGGGACGATGGCAAGCCTGATTCTCACAAGGCTTAGTCCTCTGGGACCCCCATATGGGGCTAAATTATCTGGCCGTATCGGCCGAGGAGGGATGATGAACTGGACTCTGGCAGCGATATTGTTCGCGGTTCTTTCGGGGTTTCTTGGCGGCTTTCTGTGCGATGCCCGTTCGCGGATTGCTTCTTACATCAAGGAGGAGCTTCGTCAGGCCGAGCGCAGGGCTGATGAAGCGCAAGAGGGTCGCCTCAGTAGGCAGGGCTTAGCCATTGATGAACTTGAGAGCCAGAACAACTGTCTTCACGACCCGCAGTTTCGCGTGGTGAGAGAGCAGTTCTGTGGCCCGCACAAGGTTCGTGCCGTCAAGTGCAGTGCTTGCGGCCGTCAGCTTTCCGTCACTTGGCCCGAGGAGGGATAGCGATGTGGCAGCAGATTCTTGGCGTATTGGCTGTGGTGGTTATGGTATGGACGTTCTGGCAGGTGGTATCGCTGTTGGTCTGGCGCAAGCAGAATGCGCCGAGGGCTGGTGGTTGTCTACCCGATAGCCTCGAACGCGCTTGTGGCGTTGGATGTGGAGGCGGGGGCTGTCGAGCTTCGCCATGTGTGTGAAGGTTGGTTCGATGGCGGGATGCTCGTGTTCCACGATGATCCACACACCGCGCTTGTTGCGCTCACCACCCGCATCCTCACGGCCTGTGGCGTTCATGTGCCGGACGAGGTGCATGAGTTTGGATGCACCTTCGTTACGGCGTTTCCGTGGGACGATGGTGGCTTTTCAAGGTTTGTCCCCGGCGACATCATCACCATCACGCGCAAGGAGGGGGAGTGAGCTACGTAACCAGCGTTGTTCTGTTCACGGGCGCATATGACATGATGGATGGTCGGCTCGTGAAGATACTGAACATCCAGCTTGACGAGGATTTGAACGGCGGCATCACAGCGGATAGCGGTTTTCAGCCTCTCAAGGATGACCCGGGAGGGCGAAAGGTTTTCGTTGCCGGAGCATATGCGGCGGCATTCAACTACGGCGATATGGACGGGCTGAAAAAGCGTGTTGCAGAGTTGCCGTGGTGCCAGCCCGAGGAAGTAGTGCTTGCTATCTCGGACGAGGAGAGCTTCATATGGGAGTGGTGGCACATGCCGGAGGAAGCACCATGACCCCTACCCTCACGGCCCTGGACGCTGAGCGTGCTGTGCTGGGCGCAATGCTGTTGGATTCTGAGTGTGTGCCCGGCGTCCTGGCCCGCATGTCCTCTGAGGCTTTCGCTGAGCCTCGCCACGCCCGAATCTACGCGGCGATGCAGGCTTTGCACGACAAGGGCAGAAGCTCCGACCTTGTGAGCCTGATCGAAAGCCTCAAAGCCTCCGGCGCTCTTGACGCCGTGGGTGGCGCTTCGTACCTGTCTGAACTGCTGGGCTGTGTAGCGACCAGCGCGCACGCAGAGAACCACTCTGCTTTGATACTTGAGGCTTGGCAGAAGCGGCGGCTGGTGGCTGTTGGCTCGGGTATAGTGCTGGACGCTCAGAGTGCTGAGCCGGTGGCTGAGGTTATCAGTCGCGCTCAGAACGCTGTGTTCCAGATAGCCAAGCAGCGTGGCACGGCGGGCTATGTGACTGCCCGGGCTTCACTCGGCCCGGCGATGACGGAACTGGAAGCGTATCAGGCTAGTGACCAGGAGGTGACAGGTGTCCCGACCGGACTTGCCAAACTCGATTCTCTACTCCTCGGACTCCACGGGGGTGACCTGGTTGTACTGGCCGCTCGTCCGTCGATGGGAAAAACGGCACTGGCTTTGGGCGCTGCTCGGAAGGCGGCGGGTGCTGGTGTCGGGGTGGCGTTCTTCTCGCTTGAGATGAAATCGCACGCGCTCATGCATCGCATCCTGTCCTCCGAGGCGAACGTGAACTCGTGGAAGATGAAGGCAGGCAGGCTAGTCCCGAACGAGTGGCGGTCGATAAGCGAGGCGGCTGGTCGTCTCGCCGAACTGCCCATCTACATCGACGATTCATCGGCTTTGAGCCACACGTCGCTTGCGGCAAGGGCAAGGCTGATGGCTTCAGAGAACGATGTCGGCTTAGTGGTGGTGGACTATCTGCAACTGGTAAGAGGTCCGAAGCACGCCCAGTCGCGGGAGCGGGAAGTGGCCGAGGTCAGCTTGTCCTGCAAGGCTCTGGCTCGCGACCTTGACGTGCCCGTGCTGTTGCTGTCCCAGCTGTCGCGGGCCTGTGACTACCGCGAGAACAAGCGGCCCTTGCTGTCCGATCTCAGGGATTCGGGCTCGATCGAGCAGGACGCCGACGTGGTGATGTTCGTGTACCGCGACGGCAAGTACAAAGACCCGGACGACACCAACGGCCACACGGAGCTTCTGGTCAGGAAGAACCGCAACGGGCCTACCGGCACGGTGTACTTGAAGTTCAACGCACCCACAACCAGCTTCACGGATTGGGAGGAGGGTTTCTAGTGGCAACGGACGCGGAGAGAATGCAAGAGGTGTTGCGGGCCAATTCAGAGAAGTATCTAGCGGCCATGAATGCGGAGGGCCTTAGCTTCAATGCCTCTATGCTCGAAAGCAGCATCCAGCATTTCCACGAGCGCATCGGGCCGATAGACAGGTTCTATCTCGACTGCGAGGGCGCGTGGCAGGTCGTACTCAAGGCGCGCGCCGATGAGTAAATCCCAACGCACCAAAGGCAATGCGGCTGAGCTTGAGGTTGAGAAGATTGTGGTCAAATATCTTGGTGGGACTTGCTACCGCGTGCCGAACTCGGGTGGTTTGGTAGTCAAGGGTGATCTGGTGGTGGAGGACAACATCCTCGAACATGGCCACTCGGAGGTCAAGAGGCAGGAGCGCATCAGCCTCGGGGCGTGGATGGCGCAGGCCGAAGCCGATGCTGGCGGCAAGTGGTGGTGGCTTACGCATCGCAGGAGCCGCGAGTGTTGGAAGGTGACGATGAAACTAGAGGATTGGTTGGCCGACATGGCCGAGTTGCAGGCGTTCAGGGCGAAGGAGGCTGACGATGACACAGTGTATTGAACTCGACCGCCCTACAATCACCGAACAATACCTAGCTGGTGTGTCAACGCAGGAGTTGGCAACAAGGCACGGCGCGGGCAAGCTGACGATTCTTCGCCGGCTAGTGGCTTGGGGTGTCCCGCGAAGAGCCTGTGGTAGGACCCGACCGCCGGGCGGCCCGATGTTCCTTGCGAGTCGCGGATATTGGACAACTACGGACCGCGACGGCCGCAAGTGCTACATCCACCGCGCCTGTTGGGAGGCGTGTCGCGGAGCGATCCCCGAGGGCTTTGTCGTCCACCACATCGATGGCGATAGGCAGAACAACAGCATTGACAATCTTGCCTGCATGACTGGTTCAGAGCACAGGGCTTGGCATAACAAGAATAGCAAGGAGGCTAAGTGACCAAGCCCTCGCCCGAGGTGGCTTTGCTGCGCCTGTTCAAGGCTGTCGAGGAGGGCAAGTGCGTGGCGGACGAGGCCATGGAATGCTTCTGGCTTGGCTATGGCACGAACCGCCTGCGTTCGCCCATAGCCCTCAAGGCCGAGTGCAGGCAGAAGCCGGAACTCGGCCTTGAGATAAGGCGTCGCCTGCTGGTCCTGACCTACGATGAGTGAGATTTATCGTTTTCTTGTCGATTTCCTTGCACGTTCGGGCTTCTCGCTGGCTTATACACTGTGTAGGGTTGTTTCACACAAGCCAAGGGATTACATGGCCAGCGATTGGGCCCGGTTCGGACTCAGCGACGATGAAGGCTCGGCCCTTATCCAGATGGCCGACCAGATAGCTGGCAGTCTTGAAGTTGATCCCGATGTCCGTGGCGACGCGAGCCAGGACGCACTGCTTCACGCTCTCAATCTTCTGAAGCGGCAGTGTAATGGCAACCCACCGCGCACCATGCCGGACTCGGGACCGGACCGCCTCCAGTACCTTTCGATGACCATGCGAAACGAGATGAAAAAGACCATCGCCCGTAGGCTTTATGACACACCTATGGGCCATGATGGCCGACCCCACGCCGACTACCAGATGACCCAACTGCACGATAACTAGCCCAACACCCCGGTCGGAATAAATCAAGACCAACTTACCCCCCCAGGGTCTCAGGTCTGGCCGGGGACCCCCTATCACAAAGGAGTGACGCAGGTGAAGATTCTAGCTGTGTTTCTGGCCCTCGGCCTCATGGCTGGTGTGGCGACGGCTGAGAACTACAATCTCGACATCCCGGCCCGAGGCCGAGGCGGCATTCCGCAGGACTTCTACCCCAACATCGAAGGCACTCCTCGCCCGGTGACGGTTAAGTACACGGTAGCCAAGGGCGATACGGCCGACATTGATTTCGACCCCGACGGCTGCCCCGGCTGGTTCCATCTTGTGATTCCGGCGGAAGCGACCCTTGTCCGTGGTCTTATCGTGTTCTCCGAGGCCGACGACCTTGCCTCCACCGCAACAACCCAGACCTATTCGTGGGGCGACACGGTTGGCTTCTACATCGGCGAGGCGCTGTTCGACGAGTGGTTCCACGTGAGCGGCTGGGACAAGGTTGAGGCCAGGCTTGTTGGCTCTGGCAACGGTTTGGTGGACGTGTACTACTGGGCCGAGCTTTTCACGGACTCTGAGTAAGGAGCTTCATGCGTAGATTGTTCGCAATCATTCTCCTCTGCCTGCTCGTGGCCAACGCGCAGGGTGCCGTCACGCTCGACCCGTACCACGCCATTACAACCGACGACATGGCCGTCCGGACCAGCATCACCATGAGTCCGGACGGTAGCGTCGTGTACGGGTGGTACGAGGGCAAGCTGTACACGGCGAGCGGCACGAGTTGGGCCGAGGTATTCGACTCCGGCGGCACGCTGGGGTCGGGCGATCTGTTTGCTACTGCAACGCACATCTTCGTTTCCCCAACCGGCACGGCCGACCTGTACCGCATCACGCCCGGCACGCCCTACACATGGGCGAAGGTGCTGGACTTCGAGTGCGATGCCGAAGGCAGGGAAGCCGCGCTCTGGAACATGGCGGCGGTCGGGGACTCGCTGTTCGTCGGTGAGTACGCACAGTGCGCCATGTCCGAAACGTGCGCCTACGCCTACATCTCACCCGACGCGGGCGCTAACTGGCATCAGGTGTTTGCGGGTGATTACCGGCACGTCCACGGGCTGTGGTCAAGCGCGGCGGGCGACACGGTGTTCATGTCGCTCGGCGACGTTGACCGGCAGGCGATCAAGTACAGCGCCGACTGGGGCGGGACGTGGTCCGACTGCGCGACCGACCGCCAGCCGATCTCCTGCGTGCTCAGTTCGACCGGCGCAAGGCTGTGGGGTTCCGACTCCGGCACGGGCGGCAACACCATCGCGCGGCACGAGGGCGTCAACACGTTCAACACCGAACTGGCACTCGTCGCCGGGCACGACTGCTTCGTCTGGGCGATGGCCGGAGGCGGCACGGACGTAGCCTTCGCGGGCACGCTGGCACGCTCGGCGGCCTCCGATTCCTGCCACATCCTGCGGCGCGACACCGCCGGGGACTGGTACTCCGTGCTGCCGCTCGGCAAGCGCGACTCCGCAGGCTACAAGGGCATCAGCGATATGTGCGGCCCGGACGACAGCGGCTACTACTACGCCATTGACGGCAACGTCGGGGCCAATCGCACCATCCGCTTCAAGGATGTGGTCAAGACCGTGGGCGCGGCTGGCGACTACGCCACCATCGCGCTCGCCATCACCGCATCGGCAGAGGGTGACACCATCATCCTGCTGGACGACGGCGACACCGCCGCTACGAACTACAATCTCACCCCGAAGGCGAACACCACCATTCGGGTCGCGACCGGCGTGGCATCGGCCCACACCGTGTGGCGTGCGAGCGGGCAGGCGGCACAGTGCCTCTTCGTGCTGTCCAACGCCGGGGTCGTGCTCAAGAACATCGAGATACGCGCGGCCAACGCCTTCACCGGCGCGGACAAAGCCGCCATCAACATCTCCGCCGACGCGACACTGATCGGCGTCGAGCTGCGGAACCTCACGCATGCCGGTTCGTACGCGGCCATCTTCTCCAACGGCTCAGGGTGCGATGTCATCATGCAGGACTGTGTGCTCGATTCCATCATCGTTCCCGCCGGGCAGTACGCGACACGCTTCGCCGGGTGCGGGCGGGTCGTATTCGAGTCGGGCAGCGTGACGAACTGCGTAACAGCAGCCGGTCGCCCTCCGCTCTTCATTTACAGCAGCGCAGACACCGCGCGGGTGAACTACAGCCTCTTCGCCAACAACTCAAGCGCCGACTACGGGGCCGCGATCCGTGCGAAGGCGGACCCGGGCCTTGCGTTCATCGTCAAGCACAACACGTTCTACGACAACACCTGCGCGACCGCAGCGCACGGCGTCGTATTCTGGGAAGGCGCGTCGGCAACACAGGTGTTCGACTACAACATCGTCTACGGCGACGGGGCCACCTACGTCATCAGCTCGGGCACGGCGTACCTCGACAACGCGCGGTACAACGACTGCTACAACAACGGCAACACCAACACCATCAACGCGACGAGCGTGGCGAACAACGTCACCCTCGACCCGCTGTTCGTAACCACGGCGCTCGACTCGACCCGCGCGTTCATGCCGCAGGAGTGCGGAACCGGCAACGGGCCGCGCTACACCGGCGACCTCTCGTACATGGGCTGGTTCCTGCCGACGAAGACACCCGCTCCGACACTCAGCGCACCGGCGAACGGACTGACCGGGCAGGACGACCCGACGCTCACGTGGAACACCGTGGCACACGCCGACAGCTACGCTCTCTACATCGGTAGCGCATGCGGGTCCGGAACCTACGCGACCACCGCAGACACGACCTACGCCAGCACGACCAGCCCCGGCAAGACCTACTACTGGCAGACCCGCTCCCGGGCGTGCGACGGCTGGGGGCCGTGGTCCTCGTGCTACTCGTTCGGGGCGCAGCGCGCGGGCGACAGCGGCGAACGCCGCAGGAGGCACTAGCATGTGGTTCTCCAGCAGAGACCGGGGCCGACTCGACCGCATGGAGCGTGACATCACGACGCTTCGTACACTCGTCGAGGAACTGGTCAACAAGCCAGCGGTTGACCACGTTGCGCTTTTCCTCGCAGGCGTCGAGGCCAGCAAGGTCTCGTCAATGCAGACCACCCAGCCCGTCTACCTCAACGCAGAAGCCCGCGAGGCTGTGCGCAGGGTGGCTGAGGCGAACGGCCTGACGGATGTGAACAAGGCTCTGCGCGACCCCAATACGGCCAGATTCATCAACGACCCGGACTGTGCGCGCGATGAGTAGCCTACCCTCCACCACGGTCGTCCCGACCACGGAGGAGATCGAGTTCGCGCTGCTCGTAACGACCGAGTGCAACGGGAACGTAGCCGAAGCAGCCCGCAAGACCTGGCCCACCCTCAAGACCGCTCACCAGAAGGGCTACAACCTCACCAAGAAGCCCGGCTACCAGTCGGCTCTTGAGGTCATCAAGGAACGCACGAAGCACGAGGTTCGCGCCATCCTTGAGGCCAACAACGCTGGCGAGAAACGCAGACTTGAGATTGTGGCTGCGGTTATCAACGGCAGCGGCGGGCCAACGTGCGGCGAGCGGCTGAAGTACATCGAGCATGCAGACAAGCGCGAAGGCCGGGCAGAGGAGAAGTCAGGTGTATCCATCAACGTCTTTACAGCAGTCGCCACAGGAAATGGCCCTTCTGACCCGTATAGTCCAGACACGGGATTTTGCGGCGTACGCACAGCGGTATCTATACGTCCAGACCAAGACGGCTGGCCTTCAGCCGTTTCGTCTATGGCCGATGCAGGCCCATCAGGAACGGGAACGGACACGCCGTAAGTGTCGGCGCGTCATCCGGCTCAAGTTCCGACAGGGCGGTTCATCCATCTACGAACTAGCCCGCATGACCTTCCTCATAGGCAACACGGCTGACACTCACGGCCTCATCATGGCCCACGAGGACAAGCTCCCTACCGAGTTCATTGACAAGATAAAGTTCATGTTCGAGTTGACGCCCGACTGGGCCAAGCCGGTGATGAAGTTCACCGACCGGGAGATAGAGTTTCCCGATACGCGCTGCTCGATTCGGTGCGGTACCGCAAGGACGATGGGCGAAGGCTCGGGTGCCAAGCTGGGCCGTACGTGCAACTACCTGTTCATGACCGAATTAGCAGACAGCGCGTGGAAGGACGCCGTTATCGACGCGCTCATCCAGACCGTGCCTCCGGTCGATACCGACAGCTACCCGTACCCGCTCGCCGAAGTCTGCGCCGAGTCAACCGCCAACGGTGCGGTTGGCCGATTCTACAAAGAGTATCGCATGGGCAAGACCGGCGAAGGCACGTTCACTCCGTTCTTCTACGAGTGGTGGTGGCACCCCGAGTACGTGCGCCGACCCGAACCCGGCTTTATCCCCACAGAAGAAGAAACCCGCGTAGCACTGGCCCACAATCTCTCCCTTGAGCAGATAGCATTCCGTCGCTGGAAGATAGCTGAGATCGGTGAAAGGAAGTTCCGTGAACTCTACCCCGAAAGCGACACCGAATGCTTCCTGCTCTCCGGTAGCCAGTTCTTTGACGGACAAGCTCTACGACGGTTCATGGAATCGCCAGAGCATTGTCTCAACTGGCCATCCTTCGTCGGAGACATCTTCCCAGAATATCCCGAACGGCTTTCTGGTCCAGCGAATGGACAAGGGACCACTTAGGATTCTCGTTCCGCCAGAGCCGGGCAAGCACTACGTCATCGCAGTCGATCCATCTCTGAACGTATCCGGCGGAGACCCCCTCTGCGCGCAGGTGATGGAGTGGCGGCACAACGAGCAGGTGGCTGTCTGGCACGGCCACGCACATCCCGACGAGTTCGCTTACAAGCTCTACGCGCTTGGCTTCTTGTACAACACAGCCTTCATCGCGGTAGAGGTGAACGCAGGTGGCGGCGGCGGCACCATCTTGTCCATCCTCCTGAACAAACTCTGCTATCCGAACCTCTACTTCCGCGAACGCCTCGATACCGTCAGCCGCCAGATAAGCACGGAGCGGCCCGGCTGGTCT